ACCGACCAGCACTCCATCTGCTACGAGCAGCACCAGAAGGCCAAGGACATCATCGAAGGTCGCAAACACGACAAGACCTTCTACCCGGTGATCTACGGCTCGGAGGAGGACGACGACTGGACCGATGCAAAGACATGGAAGAAAGCCAACCCGTCGCTTGGGCATACCATCACCCTCGAGAAGGTGAAGGCGGCCTGTGACAGCGCGAGGCAGAACCCGGGCGAGGAGAACGTGTTCCGTCAGCTCAGGCTCAACCAATGGGTCAAGCAGGCGGTACGCTGGATGCCGATGGAGAAATGGGACCTGTGCAACTTCCCCGTCGATGCCGAGGAGCTCGAGGGCAGGGTCTGTTACGGCGGACTGGATCTCTCGTCGACCACCGATATCACTGCGTTCGTGCTCGTATTCCCACCCAGGAATGAGCAGGACAAATTCGTGATCCTTCCCTGGTTCTGGATACCCGAGGACAGCCTGGGCCTGCGTGTGAGGCGTGATCATGTGCCCTACGACGTATGGGAACGAACCGGCCATGTACAGACCACCGAAGGCAACGTGGTCCACTACGGCTTCATCGAGGCCTTCATCGGCGAGCTCGGCAAGAGATACAACATCCGGGAGATCGCGTTCGACCGTTGGGGAGCGGTGCAGATGGTGCAGAACCTTGAGGGCATGGGCTACACAGTGGTGCCCTTCGGACAGGGATTCAAAGATATGAGCCCCCCGACCAAGGAGCTGATGAAGCTGGTATTGGGGCAGAGCATAGCACATGCGGGACATCCGGTGCTCCGCTGGATGATGGACAACATTTTCATCCGCACCGATCCGGCTGGAAACATCAAGCCCGACAAGCAGAAGTCCACCGAGAAGATCGACGGCGCGGTTGCCACAATCATGGCACTGGATCGGGCGATCAGGTGTGGCAACGAAGTGCGCGAATCGGTCTACGAGGACCGAGGCATCCTCTTTATCTAGGAATCAGGAGATACACATATGGGACTCATATCCAAGCTTGTCACCAGAACGCGTGACAAGCCGCAAAACAGGACCAGCGGGTCCTCATACAGTTTTCTCTTCGGAGGATCGACATCCGGCAAGGCGGTGAACGAACGATCGTCGATGCAGATGACGGCAGTCTATGCCTGCGTGCGCATCCTGGCCGAAGCGATCGCAGGCCTGCCGCTCCATCTGTACCGTCACGACGATGACTCGAGCAAACACAAGGCCAAGGATCATCCGCTGTACACCCTGCTGCACAGCGAGCCCAATGCGGAAATGACCAGCTTCGTGTTCCGCGAGACGCTGATGACCCACCTGCTGCTCTGGGGCAATGCGTATGCGCAGATCATCCGAAACGGCAAGGGCCAGGTGGCCGCGCTGTACCCGCTGATGCCCAACCGCATGCAGGTCGACCGCGACAAGAGTGGCAAGCTCTACTACCAATACACCACCAGCGCCGAAGATGCTCCCACCATGCAGGGAAACTCGGTGGTACTGGACGCCTCAGAGGTACTGCACATACCGGGCCTGGGCTTTGACGGGTTGGTGGGCTACTCGCCGATTGCTATGGCAAAGAATGCCATCGGTATGGCGATAGCCTGTGAGGAGTATGGGGCGAAGTTTTTCGCCAACGGGGCTGCCCCAAGCGGGGTGCTGGAGCACCCGGGAACGGTGAAGGACCCTTCCCGCCTGCGCGATACGTGGCAGGGCCAATTCGGCGGCTCGTCCAACTCGCACAAGGTTGCGGTGCTCGAGGAGGGGATGAAATACACCCCCATCTCGATATCGCCCGAGCAGGCGCAGTTTTTGCAGACACGCAAGTTCCAGATCAACGAGATCGCACGCATCTTCCGCGTCCCCCCTCACATGGTGGGGGACCTGGAGAAGTCCTCGTTCAGCAACATCGAGCAACAGTCGCTGGAGTTCGTCAAATACACTCTCGACCCGTGGGTCATCCGCTGGGAGCAGGCACTTTCGCGTGCACTGTTGGCCTCCGATGAGAAGCAGACGCATTTCTTTCGCTTCAACGTCGAAGGTCTGCTGCGTGGTGATTACCAGAGCCGCATGGGCGGGTATGCCACAGCACGCCAGAACGGATGGATGAGCGCCAACGATATCCGAACGCTGGAGGACATGGACCAGATAGCCGACGAGGACGGAGGAAACCTATACCTCATCAACGGAAACATGCTCCCCCTCTCGCGGGCAGGGGCATTCGCAGACAAGGCTACCAACACATCCCAGGAGGAGAGTAATGAAGAACAAGAAGTTCTGGCAATGGAAAAACCAGAGCGAAGACGAAGGCAGAGCGAGAATCCTTGAGCTGTCGGGCACGATCGCCGAGGAGAGCTGGTTTGATGATGATGTCACCCCCGAGCAGTTCCGAAGCGAGCTATTCGCCGACAGCGGCGAGGTGACGGTGTGGATCAACAGCCCCGGTGGGGATTGTATCGCAGCGAGTCGCATCTACGCGATGCTCATGGATTATCCGGGGGCAATCACGGTGAAGATCGACGGGATCGCAGCGAGCGCAGCTTCGGTCATCGCGATGGCGGGCACCAAGGTCCTGATGGCACCCACCGCACTCATGATGATCCACAATCCCATGACGCTCGCCTATGGCAACCATCAGGACATACAAAAGGCCATCGGCATGCTGGATGAGGTGAAGGAAAGCATCGTCAACGCCTACGAGATCAAGACGACCCTCACCCGGGCGAAGATCAGCCACCTGATGGACAACGAGACGTGGATGAACGCGAAGAAGGCCATCGAGTTGGGCTTCGCCGATGCGATCCTCGAGGACGCGAAGAAAGCGTCCAATGAGGCATCGTATGCATTCTCGATGCGCACCTCGCAGCTCTCACTGATGAACAAGATCACCGAAACCTATGCAATCGCAGAAGACCAGGAGCCACCTGAGGAAGGCACAACCGGGCTTAACGAGCTCGAGAAACGACTGAATCTCATCAAACCCCAATAGGAGAAGACACAATGGGAAAGATCAACGACATGCGTGCTCAGCGCGCGAAGACCTGGGAACAGGCGAAGGCATTTCTTGATGCGAAGCGCAACGACAAGGGCATCCTGAGCGCCGAGGACACCACCACCTACGAACGGATGGAGGCTGAGATTGTGGATTTGGGCCACGAGATTGAGCGCCAGGAGCGCATCGAGGCGTTCGAGCGCGAGCTGAACGCACACGTGGGCTCTCCAATCACCAGCCGCCCCGATGGAGCACAGAAGGCTGAGAAGAAAGCAGGACGTGCTTCGGACGAGTATCGAAAGGCATTCTGGAACCACCTCAGACGCCGCGAGAACGCACCAGAACTGCGTAATGCATTGCAGGTGGGAACCGACACCGAAGGCGGCTACCTGGTGCCCGACGAATTCGAACACACCCTCGTGACAGCGTTGGAGGAGGAGAACCTGTTCCGCTCAATTGCCAGGATCATCCAGACTGCCAGCGGAGACCGAAAGATCCCCATTTCCGCATCCAAGGGCGAGGCGGCATGGATCGATGAGGAGGGAACGTATCCTGAGAGCGATGACAGCTTCGGGCAGGTGACCATCAGCGCCTACAAGCTGGGTACGATCATCAAGGTGAGCGAGGAGCTGATCAACGACAGCGTATTCGACATCGAGTCTTACATCGCCACCGAGTTCGCCCGCCGTATCGGAGCCAAGGAAGAGGCAGCGTTCTTCACCGGGGACGGATCGGGCAAGCCCCTGGGAATCCTTGCCGCATCTGGAGGGGCTCAGATCGGCGTCAACGCGGCATCCGCGACCGCCCTGAATGCCGACGAAGTCATCGACCTGTATTATGCACTTCGTAGTCCGTACCGCAAGAACGCGGTGTGGGTGACCAACGATGCCACCGTCAAGGCACTTCGCAAGCTCAAGGACGGCAATGGGCAGTACATCTGGCAGCCTTCGCTGACTGCAGGCACCCCTGATACGATCCTCAGCCGTCCGGTGAAGACCTCGGCTTACATGCCCGAGATCGCAGGTGGGGCCAAGACGCTGGCCTTCGGGGACTTCTCGTACTACTGGATCGCCGACCGCCAGGGACGCACCTTCAAGCGCCTGGGCGAACTGTTCGCCCCGACCGGGCAGGTGGGGTTCCTCGGGTCCCAACGTGTGGATGGGCGACTGATCCTCGGCGAGGCCGTCAAGGTCCTGCAGCAGAAAGCCTAAGGGAGGT